GTGGTACTGGACTTACAAGTTATACTACTGGAGATATTCTTTATGCTTCTGGTAGCAATACACTTGCTAAATTAGGTATAGGTTCATCAGGTCAGACTTTACAAGTATCATCTGGTGGTATTGTAGAATGGGCAACAGCAACAACAGGTGACATAACAAATGTAATTGCAGGTACAGGTTTATCTGGTGGTGGAGATACTGGCGAAGTAACTCTTAGTGTAGCTAACTTAGCAGTAGCACAAGGTGGTACAGGAGCTACTTCTTTTGCTGACAAATCAGTAATCATTACACAAGATACAGGAACAGATACATTAGCTGCTGTAGCTATGGATGCTAATGGTGAACTACTTATTGGTGGTACATCTGGTCCAGCAGTAGGAACATTAACTGCAGGTTCAGGAATAACTGTTACTAATGCAGATGGTGCAATAACTATTGCTGCAACTACTGGTGGAGATATTACTGCAGTAAACACAGCAACTAACTCTGGTTTAGCTGGAGGTGCAACATCTGGAGCAGTATCGTTAACTGTAGACCCATCTAACTTAGCTGATGGTACAGGTATAACAGCAGATACAGCAAATGACTTCCTAATTATGGAAGATGTTACAGATGGAACTGTATATAAAATAAATCCTAATCAAATAGCATCAGGTTCAGCATCTGCATTATCAGATGGAGATTCAGACTTTACACTATCAGATGGTATTGCTAATGGAATACACTACGAACTAGACAATACAGATATGGCTGACTGGAATCAAGCAGGTATTGCATTAACAACAGCAGGTGGAATATTTACACATCACCAAACACAAGCAGCTACTTATACAGTTGCAGCTAACACAGGGTCAGTTATGGCTGGACCTATCACAATCACAGGCACAGTAACGAATAATGGTACACTGGTAGTTATCTAATGGTAACTGTCAAAGTAAACACAATATCAAAAGCATCTGGCAATAATGTTGCTATGCAAGTGCCTTTAAATTTAAAGTCTTATGACACAACAGCAAGAGATGCTTTGACATCTGCTGCTGGAGATATAATCTATAACACAACAGATAGCAAAGTACAGTTTTACAATGGCTCTGCTTGGAATGATTTATAATGAGTACATTAGAAACTAACGCTATAGGTAAATACTCTACTAACAATGTATCTTTTGATGATGCTTTAAATTTAAAGTCATACAGTACAAGTGCTAGAAATGCACTTACATCAGTAGCTGGAGATACTATATACAACTCTGATGACAATAAAGTTCAAGTATATACAGGTTCAGCTTGGGAAGATTTAGGTGGTTTAGTATCATTAACTCTTTCATCACTAATTATTGCAGGTGGTGGTGGAGGAGGCAGAGGTGGTGGTGGTGCAGGAGGTTATATAAATAGTTACGCATCTGAACAATCTGGTGGAGCTACTTCAACAGCAACAAAAATATTAACTTTTTTAGGACAAACTTATACAGTAACTGTAGGTAGTGGTGGAGCTGGTGGAACTTCAAGTGCAGAAGCAACTAATGGTAACAATTCTAAATATCATTATGGAATAGCAGTAGGTGGTGGTTATGGGGGATTACTTGATGACCCTAACCACGGAGGTTCTGGTGGTGGTGGTAGATATTCTGGTGGTAATTCTAATGGTGGTGGCAATAATTTTGAACAAGGATTTCCTGGGGGTAGTAACTTATACCCAGGTGAGTATCCAACTGGTGGTGGAGGTGGTGCAGGTGCAGTTGGAGGAACTCCACCAATTCGTACTGACCCTAGTGGAGATGGAGGAGATGGTTTAGCATCTTCAATCACAGGTTCTAGTGTAACTAGAGCTGGTGGTGGAGGTGGTGGTGGTAGGTCAGATTTAGGTGGTGTACCTGGTTCTGGTGGTGCAGGTGGTGGTGGTAATGGAACAGCAACTGCTTCAGCTAATGGTGGTGCAGGAACTGTAAACACAGGTAGTGCAGGTGGTGGAACTCACAGTACAATTTCTGGAACTGGTGGAGCTGGTGGTAGTGGTTTAGTAGTTTTAAGATGGGCTACAGCAGATGCAACTATTACAGTTGGTGCAGGTTTAACTTCATCAAGTGCAACAGATGGTTCTGATACAGTAGTAACTTTTACAGCAGGAACAGGAACAGTGAGCTTTGCATAATGAGTGAATTAAAAACAAATAAGATTTCAACAAATGACCAAAACAATGTAGCTATAGATAATGCACTAGGATTAAAGTCATACACTACTGCACAAAAAAATGCACTGACATCAGTAGCTGGTGACATAGTATATGATACAGATAAAGCAGCTCCTTTTTATTACAATGGTTCTGCTTGGAAAGTAATGAAAGATATTCCTTCTTTATCTGTTGACTATTTAGTTATTGCAGGTGGTGGTGGTGGTGCTTCTGATATAGGTTCTGGTGGTGGAGCAGGTGGCTATCGTGCTTCTTATAACTCTGAAGCATCTGGTGGAGGAGGTTCTTCTGAAGATGCTTTATTGTTACTTGATAGCACAAGTTATACAGTTACTGTTGGTGCAGGTGGTGCTGGTGGTACAGGAAATAGTAGTGGTAGTGTTACAGATGGAAACGCAGGTGTTAACTCTGCTTTCGCAACTGTAACATCAACTGGTGGTGGTAAGGGTGTTAAATATACTTCTACAAATGGTGGTTCAGGAGGTTCTGGTGGTGGAGCTTCTATGGCATCAGGCACAGGTGGTGCTGGTACAGCTAATCAAGGTTTTTCTGGTGAAAATAGTCCTAGTGCTATTGCAGGTGGTGGAGGTGGTGCAGGTGAAGCAGGTGGTACAGATGGTGATGGACACGGTGGTGATGGAGTTGCTTCTACAATCACAGGTTCTAGTGTAACTAGAGCTGGTGGTGGAGGTGGTGGACCCACTGGTGGTGCTGCTGGTGCTACAGGAGGTACTGGTGGTGGTGGTAATGGTTCAGATGCAGGACAAGGCAAAGCAGGTAAACCAGGAACAGCTAACACTGGTGGTGGTGGTGGTGGTGGAAGTTACTACTATGGTACTGGTGGAAATGCTGGTTCTGGAGTAGTTATTTTAAGTTATCCAAGTGATTACACAATATCTTTTGCTGGAGGAGCATCATCAAGTGCTGGAGAACAAACAGTTGGTTCAAGAAAATATGTAGAAATACAAACAAGTGGAACAGTGAGCTTTGCATAATGAAAAGAATTAACATAGGTACAATCAGTTTTAGCTGATATAATAGGAGATAGATATGGCACATTACGCATTTATAAACGATAACAACATAGTGACAGAAGTCATTGTTGGTATTAATGAGGACAATACAGAAACTTTACCAGAAGGCTTTGCTGACTGGGAAGCCTGGTATGGAGATTTTAGAGGACAGACTTGTAAAAGAACTTCCTATAACACCAGTGCTAATGCACACAGTGGAGATGGAACTCCTTTTAGAGGTAACTATGCAGGTATAGGATATACTTATGATGCAACTAATGATGTATTTATAGCACCTAAACCTTATAGCAAGTGGGTACTCAATGAAAGTACTTGGACTTGGGAAGCACCAGTTGCTATGCCAGATGATGGTAACCAATATATTTGGAATGACAACACAGGAGCTTGGGAAGAAGTAGCTGAATAATGGCTAGTGAACTTAAAGTTAATACTGTAACAGAGTACACAACAAACAATGGTTTGACTGTAGATACTTTTAAATTAAAAGATGGTATTACAATAAACTCTGCAACTATTGCAGGTACACAGACAATAGCTACAGGAGATAATGGAGTAATTATTGGACCAGCTAATGTAACTGGAACAATTAATGTAGTAGGAAACTTAATAATTTTATGAGTACATTTTTGACAAATTCTTTGCTAGAAAAAACATCTAATACTGGTGTAACAGTAGATGGTATGCGACATCTTGATGGTGTTAAAACACACAGTAATGAAATAGGAAGTGCAACAATCGCAGCAAGTGAAAATGGTTTGATTGTTGGACCTGCTAACATAACAGGAACAGTCAATGTAGATGGGAACTTATTAATAGTATGAGTCAATTAAATGTAGATACAATTGGAGGACAAACAGGAAATACTATTGCTATTGCTAGTGGTAATACACTTAAAGATGCTTCTGGTAATGCTTTTATTACAAGTAGTGGCTTAGTTAAGTTAGCAAGTGCTACTGCAAGTAACAGTTCTGAATTATTATTTGATAACTTTGTTGATACTTCTACTTATGCTTATTATCACATAGTTGCAGAAAATATAATATCTGTAACAAATTCAACAAGCTTTTATATGACCTTTAGACAAGGTGGTGCAAGTGGTAGTGATTTAAATGGAACTTATTATCTAATGTCTTGGACAGCTTTTGGCAATTCAGCTTTTTCTGGATTTGATAGTAATGCAAGTAATACTAACTTTGCACAAATAGGCGACCAAATATACAATTCAGCAGGGAGAGCATTTAATGGACTTACAGAGTATTTCCCTAGTGATGGAACTAACAATGGCTCTTATACAATGTCTAATTTTGTACATTTTGGAGGTAATGGTCAAATAAGAGATAGGCATAGAGGACAATATTTAAATGATACAACAGCAGCTACAGGTGCAAGATTTTATTTAAGTTCTGGTAATATCACAAGTGGAAGCATACATATTTTTGGAGTTAAGAAATAATGGCACAATCATTAAAAGATATTAAAGCAAGTTTTGAATTACCAACACATAAAGTTGTTAATGGAAAACAAGTAGATTTAACTGCTGAAGAAGTAGAAGCAACTCTTAATACTTGGGCAGAAAATGAAAGAGCTAAACAGCTTGATGAAGAAGCTAATGGTTATAAAACTGATAGAGCTAATGAATACCCTAGTATTCCAGACCAGCTTGATAACATTTTTCATAATGGACTTGATGCTTGGAAAGCTACAATACAAACAACAAAAGATAAATACCCAAAGCCAGGAGAGTAAATGAGCCAAGTTAATGTAGATACAATAAACGAATACAACTCTGCTGCTGGTGTAACCATTGATGGTCTTTTAATAAAAGATGGAGCTATTCCTTCTATTGCAGGTGGTAAAGTATTACAAGTTGTTACAGGTACTGATACCACAGAACAAATAATTACAAGCACATCATTTGTTGATAGTGGATTGTCTGCAAGTATTACACCTAGTGCAACATCAAGTAAAATTTTAATTTTAATTCAACACAATTTTGAAATTTATAGAGGTAGTGTGGACCAAACAGGAAAGATACAATTATTACGAGATACCACAGTTATTTCAGATATAACTGCAAACATTGGTGCAGGTAATGCTGGTTATGTCTTTAATACACAAACAATATCTATGAAAGTTTTAGATACTCCTAGCACAACATCAGCAATTACTTATAAAACACAAGCACTAGTAGGCAACTCTGCTAACTCTGGACAAGTAAAAACAGCTGATGATAGTAATTTAGAAACAATGGTTTTAATGGAGATAGCAGGATAATGAGTATTGAAAATATTGATGCAATAAGAGCTTTAGTACCAGATGCTGAAATGGTGTACTCACAAGGAGTTGTTACTCAATGGGTAGATGAAAGAACACAACCTACTGATGAGGAAATAGCAGCAAAAAAATTAGAACTTCAAGCAGAATATGATGCTAACCAATATCAAAGAGATAGAGTTTACCCACAGCTTGGAGAACAATTTGATAAGCTATGGCACGATATAAACAATGGTACACTAGATAACACAGGTGAATTTTTTACAGCATTAAAAGAAGTAAAGGACAATAATCCAAAATGAGTACATTAAATGTTAATGTTATAGGCGAAAGAACCTCTGGTTCTGGTGTAACTGTAGATGGCTTACTAATTAAAGATGGTGCAATACCTTCTATTGCAAGTGGAGTTACTGAATATGATGAATGGACTTTAACAAACACTTTAAATACTGATGCAGACCCAGTACAAAATAATTTATCTAGACCGACTGGAACATTGCAAACTAAATTAGGAACAGGTATGACACTATCTTCTGGTTTATGGACATTTCCTTCTACAGGTTATTGGCAAATCAAAATGTGTGTTTTATTTAATGTTGGTGGTAGTGGTGGTAGATTTGATTTTGATTTAGTAACTACAAATGACAACTTCTCATCAGAAGATACAGTAGGATTAATAAGAATGTATAACGACCAATCTGGAACTGCTGAAACTAAAACACACAGTCAAGATTTAATGATTAAAGTATCTGATACATCAAATGATAAAATAAAATTCAAAGCAGATTTTACAACTGGAGCACAGTTATTTGGTTCAACAACAGAAGCAAGAACAGTCTTTTCTTTTATTAAAATGGCTGATATATAAAGTTAAATCAGATAATCCTAAACCTGCATAAATAATATGTTATAATCCAATTTATGGATTATTTAATAGGTTTTCTTTTAGGTTATTTTTTAAAAGAAGCTCTTGGATTTATTAAAAGAATAAGTAAATATGATTGGGACAATCGTATATCTTATGATAAAGAATGGGATTTTTTGTCTAGAGATGACCTACCATAATGACAAATTCAAATGGTAACGGTTTCACACAAAAGGAATTATTAAAATTGGTCATAGAAAGATTAGATAGACTAGAAGAAAAACTAGATAACAAATTGGACAAAGCAGAATTTTATAAAGTATTAGGATTAGTTGCCACAGTTATATTAATTGTTGGTAGCTTAACAATGTAATGGAAGCAAAAATAAATCTTAACCAGGTATTACAAGGTGGTTTAGCTGCACTTGTAGGTTGGTTATTTAAAACAGTTAACGATTTGCAACAACAAGTTACAGCGTTGCAAGTAGAAATAATAAATGCAAACCAAAAAGTTAGTGATGTATTAAACATTATACAAGGTATTGATTCGGAAATAACAGAAATTATCTGGAAAATTGGTGGATAATGATTGAATTTCTAATAGTAATGTGGCTTAGTGTTAAAAAAAATAAAAGATAACTTAGGTTTAATAGTAACTGGTATAGCTCTGATGAGTTCTGTTGGTGCTGGTATACAATCTCTTAATGCTGTACTTATTACTCTTACAGGAATTGATGACAGAATGAATAACATTGAGTATGAATTTATAACTCTTAAAGAATCTACATATGTACAGAATGATATAGCTGTACTATATGAAAAGATACAATCATTAGAGATGGCCGCACAGAATGTCGGTAGGTTTAATGAAGAAATGGCTACCTTACAAGCTAACTTGTTTAACTTAGAGCAACAGGTTAGAGATGGTGGTTTTGATTTAGATAGATATTATTTACTAGAAAAATGGGAGTATCAAGACCTTAATGATTCGTTAACTAGAGTAGAAACACAAATACAAAGTGTTAACAATAGTATGTGGGAACTTAACGACTTAAAAACTAGACTAGCATATTTGGAAGCAAACAACCACGGACATTAAATTTGGTAACTGAATGTAATCGATGTAATCAAGAAACTATTATTCGCAATAAAGTTAAGTATTGTGGTAATATAGGATGTATAGATTACAATAAAATTGTTAGGAGAAGTTATGCAAAAAAAGAAGAAACCTGCGAAGAAGAATAAACCTAAGAAAACCTATAAATATTAGTATATGTCACATGCATCTCGTAAAGCTTCGTTAATAAAAAAACACAATCTTAAAGGTGTTAATAAACCTAAACGTACTCCAGGACATGCAACAAAATCTCATATGGTTCTGGCACAAGAAGGACATAATCTTAAATTAATAAGATTTGGTCAACAAGGTGTGTCTGGTGCAGGTAAAAATCCTAAGTCAGCTAAAGATAAAGCTAGAAAAAAATCTTTTAAAGCTCGTCATGCTAAAAACATTAAGAAAGGTAAAATGTCAGCTGCTTATTGGGCAGATAAAGTTAAATGGTAATTAATAAAAACGAAGATATAAACAACTTACCTGCTGCATATCAGTTATATCCTAAAGGTAAACAACAATGTAGTAACTGCTATGCTTATCAACCTTCAGGTAACTGCACAGTATGGAATGCAGTAGTACAAGAGTTTGCTTGGTGTAAAAAATACAAAGGAATAGTTAATGTCTAAAAAAGTTAGTTGGATGTGGGGTGGTAAACGTTATTACGGTACTCTTATTAGAGAAACTAAAACACATAAGTTTGCCCGTACAGAAAATGGTAAGATTAAAAAGATTAAAAAATAATGAAATTAGAAGTATTAAGATTTAGTTCAGGAAAAGATTCGACATCAGGCATATTACTTGATGCGAGTAATGGAAAAAAAACATTTCTTTGTTATACCTTAGAAGATGAACAACGTGACGTTAAAGTATATGGTGAAACACGTATTCCTGCAGGTACATACAAGCTTAAACTACGTGAAGAAGGTGGATTTCATAACAAATACCTAGCTAGATACGGTGCAGATTGGCATCACGGTATGATATGGGTACAAGATGTACCTAATTTTAAGTGGATTTTATGGCATTCAGGTAATACAGATGAGAATACAGCTGGTTGTTTGCTATTAGGAAATTCACAAGAAAGTAATTTAGTAAAAAAAGATGGGTTTATTGGGTCAAGTAGAGATGCATATAAACTTGTATACCCTCGTGTAGCTGAAGCTATAGTATCAGGACAAGATGTAGAAGTTACATACATAAATTATGATGGAGATATAGAACTAAGTAACGAAACAGCTCCTAACATGATACAACCACAAGGTATAATGGATAAATTACAAGAGATAAGTGGCGAACTGCAGGTTGTTTCTGCTAAACTTGATGGCAGAAAGATTGATTAATGGTTAACAGATTACCTGATTACAGGTTAGTAGAAGATTACATAGATAGTCCTGAAGCTAAAAGACGTGCAGTTGCTAAAAAAGCTAGACAAGAAGCTGGTCAAAAAGCATGGGCTAAAAAATATGGTGCAGAATATGCAAGACGTAAAGCAAGCAATGTAATTACAACACAATTAAGTGGGCCACCTACTCCAAGAAAGTTATTAAAAAAATCAGATGGTGCTTTTAAAGGAATGCATACTCCAAAACCTGGTAGTCAAGGTACTTTTTTAAGTAAAGCTACTGGACCTAATTTAAGAAAATTTGAAAATAATAAATCTATAAATACTATAGCTGGAGAAGTAAAACCTAATAAAGTTAAATTTAAAACAGACCCTTCTAAATATACAACTAAATACGGTTTAAACACTAAAGCTATAAAAGCAGTTGAAAAAAAATCTATTGCATCTTTTACAGCAGATAGTGTAAATATGAGTGTTAAAGAATATTCAGAATATAAATTAAAAAATAAAACTGCACAAAAAACTGCTAAAACTATAGTTAAAGTTGCAGCTAAAGGTGCATCAAGATTAATACCTGGTATAGGTACTGCAATGATAGCTAAAGATGTTTATGATGTAGGCAAATGGGCTATGTCACAACCGAAAAAAAAGAAAAAAGATGCTAACATATACGGTACAGTATCAAGTAATAATATATACAAGGGATATTAAATGAGTGAAGAATACAAATCAATATTAGAAAAAACTGGCTGGACTTTTGTAGAAGCATTTATAGGTGCTTTAGCAGTTGCTCCTCTAGTAGGCGTAGATGCTAACGCATTACAGTTAGCTGCACTATCTGGTGCATCAGCTGCTCTAGTTGTTGTAAAAGAATTTGCCAAAAAAAAATTAGGTAAATAATGGCTAAGTCAGATGTTTACAATACTAAAAATAGAAGTAGATGGTCTTCTAAACCAAGTACACCTACAAGTAACCCGAAAGGTAAACCTGTAGGTAATACAAAAGGATTAAATAAACCTATTATAAAAAGTACTGCTAGAATAGGTCAAGGTATGCGACCTCGTCATTTTCCAGTCTATGGAAAACCTACTGGTACACAACAAAACAGAGTTGGTGGTTCAATAGGTAGAACAACTTACAAAATACTATCTAATCATATGGAAACTTCTACTGGAGCAAGAATGCTAATGCATCAACAAAACTTAGCTAAAGCTGCAAAAATATCTAAAGGTATAAATATAGCTGGTGTTGCATTAACTGTAGCTGAAGGTGTTTATAAAGGTACTAAACGTGCATTAGATAATCCTTCATTTCATAAAGGAAAAGCAGGTAAAAGTTATATAGATTTATCTGTTAAAAAACCTGGTAAGTACGGTGTCGATTACTAATGAAACTTACTGTAACTAATCCTAATATGAAAGGCATGGGTGAACGTGAAAAACTTATGCGTGCTAATCAAGAACAAAGTAAATCTAATGTATCAGCTGCAAGAGCTACAATGTACAAAGCAAAAGCTTCTACACAATTTCAATTAGGTAATACATCATTAGCTAATCATTACAGTTTTAAATCTAAAGCTGCAGAAAAAAAATCTTTTCAACAAGGATATAGAGCGCACAAATACTCTAGCTAACACCTGAGTGTCTATCTAAATAAGCTTCTAACAGTTCTCTATACGCTACTTTTGTACCCATAGACTGACGACCATCGTATATATCATGATGCCATTTACATAGTACAGCTGTATTATCTACATTGTATTTGCGTGCTTTGTTGCCACCCATACCTATATCTTTAAGGTGTGCTAGCTCTAACCATTTACCACTGTCACAATTTGCCCACTCACAGACGTTTCCAGCCCGTATAAAGGCCTGTTCTCTTATCTGTGCAATATCACTCATCAACAGAGTACATAGTATATTTTAATGTGATTTCTTCCCCTGCTTTTATAGGTTTAATAGGAAACAAATGACTAACTATTGTGCCATCGAATCTTTTAATTTCACAGTTAGGTGTTTCACTATGATTAATAAAACCTCCTAAAGGTGTACGAAACACACTGCCTACTTCTTCGTACCATACATGTGTTACACCTAAAGAAGTCTCTAAATCTTTTATTGCTTTAAGTGTAAACAAACCTAGACCTTCTATTTTGCTAGGTTGTATTGTCATGTGTGATGGTAAAGGTCTATATTTATCTTCTTTATCCATATACTGTTAGGTACTTTCCAGGTGGCAAGTCCCATGTTTCTATTATGTCGTTCCATCTACAGTCACCTTTATCTATATCAGTATCACCTTCATAAATAGTATTAGATACTAACATAAACAATTGAGATGAACATTTACCATTTACTTTACCTATTCCCATGTCTGCCATATCTCTCAATTTATTTATATAGCGCAACGTATTAGGTGTAATTTCACCCATATCTTTTTGTGTAACAGGTCGCATTAAATCTTTAGGTGCATCTTTATGAAGACCAACAGTTACACGTCTAGGTGCAAGCTTAGCTCCTTTGTTTTCTAATGAACTTAAGTTATGCGTACTTGATATAGTTAATTCCTTAGTATCTTTTCTAAGTTCATAAGAAATCCATACTTCATTACCATTTTTATTAACACCTAAGAATCTTCTACCACCAAAAACATTTTTATTATTAGCATTATTTTTCCAGGTGTCTAACTTAGCATGCCAATTTTGTTTGTCTTCTAATGGCGTACTAACGTTTATTTCTTTTGATTTAGCAAAACGAGTATTCATAGTCATTATTCCTCCTCATCTATAGGGTCAATTGTTACAGTAAACTTAGGTACTAAACACTTGACTTCTTCTTTGCCTTGTTCATTCTTAACTATTATTGGCATAAATCCAAAACGTTTTTCTAATTCGTTAATAAGAACTACACCATCTGCTTCTGATACTGATATATCACTCATTCTTCCTCTCCTAACTCTCCTAATTGTACGTTGTAATCTTTAACAAACTTTTCCATAAGCCAACGTAACTTACCCATATCAGGTGGAATGTTCATTTCTGTACTACCGCATGCTTCTACAAATTGTTTACCCCATGTCTTCATGTATTGTGGGTTTGTAAATATATTTGTATTAACAATGCTTAATGTTTTATTTTTGTTCATATTTTTTCTGCTCCTCTATATCATTTAAGATAAACTCTGCACAAGAATCACAAACTTTATTGTCTGGATAGATTGTTAGATAACATGTAATGTTACATACAATACATACCATATTGTATATATCTTCAATTTGTGTTTTCATTGTGTGTTGATTGATAATAATACATTATCGTGTCCTTTCCAACAGTGCTTGCTACTATTCCAATGATGCCAACCATCGTTGTACACTAACCAAGCTGCTACTTTTGTCGATATTATAGGGTTCTTTCTATTACTTATTATATCAAGCTTAGGTTTTAACCAAGCCCAAGTTTTGTCATTAAATTGCCAAAGGCCTACGTCATCTGTCCCATTTGTATTACGACCTACTGCTGTTTCTTTTCCTCTGCTTTCGCAATAAACAATAGTCATTGCTTGTATTACATCTTCTGGTTCAAAGTATGTAGAAATTAAACTGTGCCATTGTGCTACATAAACTACTTGTTCTTTTACTTCTCTGCATTCTATGTACTCTGATAATAAGTCAGGTGTTAGAAACATTGGAAACAAACACCCGACTATTATCTCTAACATTAGCTAATGGTAGTTCTTGAAGGTACTTTAGTGCAGCGATAACTGACTAAACCTTTTGTGTTTGTTTTAATTGTTGTAATTTCATAACCTTCTTGACGTAGGTTAAAGATTATCCCACCAAATCTATGGCAATATAATTCTCTTACAAACTCCCAGTTAGTTATAGGGTCAGAAGTTTGAAATTCTTCTAACGCCCATGCTACTAACTGTGTTTTACTTTTTACATATACGGGTACGTTTACCCCTCTAAATGCACTTGGTATCATAGCTTTCCTTTCTATCTATCAATAACATCAGGACGTAAGATTTGTTTCTTACTAAGTCCTTGATATCTTCTTTTCTTTTTTGATTTAGCAGCCCTGCGCTCTAATCTATTCATTAGAATGGTGCTAAGTCTTCGCCAGCATCGTTGGGTGCTGTCTTGACTTCACCATCTAAGTTCCACTCTACAGGTATATCACTGTTGTCTACCCACCAGGACTTACGCCACTTACCACTGTGACCACCACAGGTAACAGGGTCATTAGTACTGCAAACAAAGTCTGGACTTTTGTCTGACTTTTTATTATTTCTATTGTCATATACCATTTGTTGACAGAAAGGACACTTAAGGTCATCTCTGTATTTATTTTGTTGTTCCATTTTATTTACTATGCCTCCCAACATATCTCCAGCAGGTTGCACATTATTAGTAACTTCTTGTACTTCTAAACCTACAGCGTTTAACTTTTCTTCTATTGACATTGTATCAAAAGATTCTTGCGTAACTACTGTTGGCATACTTACTAATTTTTCTACATAAGCAAAATACATATCAAGCTGTTCATCTGTCCATCTTGTTTTATCTGTATCAAACTTCTTTAACTGTACATATTGATTTGCAGAACCTAAAATTTTGTGTAATGTTTCTTGTGATTCTACGTTCGTACAAATATTTTGTACTGTTTCAGCTATAAATTGTACATCCTGACTCATGATTCAGTACCTAAGATACTGTCCATAATTGCTGCTGCTGCAGCTTTGTCTTCTTTAGACATCTTGTTTTCTTTCAAACGCATATCTACTTTGGTAACTTCTACCATAGCATCTTTGTCTGCTTGTTCCTGCGTATAACCATCAGGTGCAATAGATGTAGCTTCTTCTTCAGTCTGTTTACTACCAGACCATAGCTCTACACCTAGACCGAACCTCATACATGCACGCTTGAACGCGTCTGATTCTGCGTCTTTAAGGTTGTTACCGTCATTAAACTTAGCATTGCCAAGCTTGAAGGTATCAACATCACCAAAGCCATCGTAACTACCCATACCTTCTATGGTTATAGTACCTTTAGCTCCGACAATTCTTTTCTCTCCGTTATGTGTACCATATACAGGTTCACATGACCAAGAGTATGTAACACCACTATCACGTAGTCTTTCTACATAGTTAGCGTGTGGTACGTAATCCCCGAACTTACCAGCAGGTGCTTTTTTAACTAGCTCCTGTGGAAATGGGGACAACAGTTTGTTGTTATTAGTCATAACATTCCTTTCTTTGTTTATTTATTATGCCGTTCCGAAAAAACGGCTAATAAATAAAGTTATTTATTTACTATGTCTGTAAGTCTAGTCACTCCATGTTCTATTGGAATAAATTTAATACCATTATCAGTATTAACTACAAAATATGGCTGTGAACCATACCCTGCGTACTCAATAGAGACTCTCTTAACAGACTCATTTATTGTATTTGACATACTATATGTAGTATACCTATACTTTATCCAGTTTTACAAGGTATTCAGCAGTTACTCCGTGTCCTGGTTTACAGAATAATAGCCATTGACATGGTCTACCCATGCTTGCTAGCTGCTCCATAGCGTAACTATTGTAGCTTTCTGTGCTTCCATTAACCCATAAACGTACATCATTAACATACATTGTTGTAGGTGTATGGAAGTGTCCAGCTATTGCATAGTCAAAGTCAGGCATAAGATTTCTTGATGCCAATGCTTTCCAACCTAATAGTTTTTTACCGAAACCATACCAAGGAAAACCGCTATGTCCTCGTACATTATCTCCATGCCATACAAAGAATTTACAGTCTTTACCAAGGTCTGCTATACCAAACCAATGGTCTTCTGTTGTACTGTCTGGTACATGAAAAGAAATTCTTTTATCTTTATCATATATCATTGACATTATCTTTCCTAGCATACGGTCACTGTTGCTGTCTGGGTGATAGTCTTTTCTTGCACGACCACCAAGGCTTCCGTGATTACCTATAACCCATGTAACTTCTACTTCTTTAAAGTTAGCTAACAGTACATCAAAAAACTGTGTCAATATTCTAGGGCCATCAATTGTAACTTGACTATACAGACTTGCGTCTATCAAGTGTGATTGTCCTGGGAATATAAGCTCTCCTTCTACAATGTCACCTGCAACTAATACTGCGCATTTGTTAACAGGGTGTGCATTTCTTTGAAGATTAGCTAGTTCTACTATCTTATGTGCATATGCAACAACTCTTTTCTCTGCTATTGCTGTGTCATAATCTGGTGTTATTTTAGCTAACTGTATATCTGATAATATAGCTACTGCAATTTCTTCATTCTTATTAGCTTTACTTAATGTTGGTTTAGGAACATTAGGTTTAGCCCATGTAGATACATTCATTCGCACAGCATCATACATAGCCTCAATTAAATCAGCTTTTTTATTTTTAGCTTTATCTAATTGCTTAAGTAACTTAAGATTATCAGATTTTAGTTCCTGAATTTTCAGTGATTCAGCTTCTGCTATTAGTTTATCAACGTCTTTACTCATTGTTTACTACTTTCATAAAGTGATTACGTATAGCTGATTCTGATATTTTAATACCATATTCTTCTCTTAACAATCTGTGTACAACATATGGTTTTATGTTATGTCCAGAAGTTAATCGTTCTATACATCCTTGCCAGAATGGCATTGCTTCATCTGTTATTCTGTCAGCTACTGAACTTGTCTTACCATGTTCAGCTTCTTTCAGAAGTTTATCTATATCTTTCATACTTGTCATTATATATTCATTTATTTTAAATACAAGGATTTAATTTATTTAGGCTTAGCGAGCTAAACGGAAACACGAGTCGGACACCCTAGTGTACGCGAAGTGTTGAGGTGAAGCACGCGGGCGTAAATAATCAGAGTGGTGTTCACTATAGGTCACTGTTGACATGATGAATAAAATACCTTGTTGCAAGTTCTCTTTGCACTCTATTCCACTCTAATTATCGGTGTAATGCTTAAGCAAAGGAAAGGAACTCTGCCACACTTGCGTGTTACATTACTCCTTAACTATACTACATTCAGTTTTAATGCATGTTCCTTTACTTCTTCTATGTTCTTAAGGTTAATAATATTGTATTTTCTAACGATTTTATTTACATCAGCCATTAGATTAAAACCAGCAGTATCACCATGCGCACCAAACACATGCATGTCTGATACCCATATTCTTCTAGCTGGTTGTGTTCCTAGCCATTCTAAAGCAGGACCATCTACAACATTACCGTAACCTGAATGGTTATCTAAATACTTTTCAGTTACACGTTTACCATTTTTAGCAATGATACGTAAATCACCTGTGTCACCTGTACCATTGTACATAGCAATAGTAACAGCAGGTAATTGCTGCATAACTTCTAAAATATCTTCACCATTAAATGACATAGAACCTGATGCATCAATAAGTATTGTGCCACCAAGTGCAGTCATTTTTTGTTTGAATATTTTCTTATCTATACAGTATCTGTTAATGTATTTTGGATTGTAACCAAAGTCAGCTGGTCTATACGACCTACCGTTTTTAAGTCTACTTTGTAAATTAACAGATAATGGTGGTTGATGCGTAAACATTTCACCCCATCTACCTGTACCTTGAGTACTTCTATACAATAACTCTGCTAGGTCGTCTCTTGTACGTTGTTCTAAAGAACCACCACCTAACTCATTAGATTCTTCAGCATTCCCTTCACTCTCATCAATACCAGGTGCGGTATGTGATTTTGGTTTAGGTTTGTATACTTCATCTTGTGTAGGTGCATCTCTGAACATGTCAAGTATTGCACTCAATGGTTCTGCATACTTTTGTACTTTACGATAACTAATAGTTTGACCATAACCATGATTAGTAATACTTTGAAAAAATCTAGCAATAATTCTTTCTGCATATATAATCTGTTGTTTACGATAATCAGTAACTGTATCATCATTTCTTATCATGTTGAAACAAGCTGACATTACAACCCACTCATCATTGTATTTATAACTAGCATATCTACGGTTAGTATCAATATCTGGTACTTTCCATTTACTAGCTAAACCCATAAGTATTATCTCTGCAATACCTGATTCGTAAACTAATTTCATAGTTTCTTGTTGTATTACATCTAAACACTTTGATGGTTCAGATAATGCAAGCTTGTTTTCATATAGAAGATGATTAACTCTAACTTCTTCTAGTACATGAACAGCCTCTGCACGTACACCTGGTTTTAGCTTACCCATAGTCTTTGGACTCCACTTGGCATGACCAAGTTCGTGTCTACGTATCATACGACTATGATTGATACCACATTCTGTACACTCTCTATCGAGAGGTACTGTCATTTGTCTGTTGAGATTATCTGTAGAACCATCGGGACTGTTGTTAATAGTACCTACTACTTCCCACTTCTCACCAGTAACAATTTCTGGATATGGATAAGCTTTACTATTAAGCACGTGCTAACGTAACAGCATCTATTAATTCTTCTGCTTTGTCTGCAAAGACTAATTTAGCTGCTTGTTCTGGACTAAAGCCATTAGCTTGTAAGTTAAAGAACTCTGTCCATGCACGTACTGAAATACGTTCTTCATCATCTTCTACTAATGTTGTATCATTAATTACACCGTGCCACTCATCTGGAAACTGTTCCATTGCTTTAGGGTGTATACTGTCAACATATATTTTTACAGGAAATCTGTCTTTCAAAGCCAAAGGTAATGACTCTGGTGGACTGTTAGTTGTAGCTATAACTTGAAAGCCATCAGCTGGTCTAACTGTTTCTTTTGTATCGTTATTTAATGTCAACATTGCTATTTCTTGGTCGTCTAAAATAGCATGTAGAAACGTCATTGCGTCTGGTGACGCATGGTCTATCTCATTAATTACAAGGCGACCACCATTTTTCCATGATTGTATTGCAATACCGTCATGCCATTCAAAAGTACCTGTGCTAGATGGTTTGTAAAAACCTTCTAAGTTTGCACTAGCAGTATCTTCTGTCATAGTTATTTGATAGATATTATCTATTTCTTTTCCTGCTGATTTACTATACGCTTTAGGCGTATTAGTTTTAACAGCACTGTATGTCTTACCTGTACCAGGTGGGCCATAAAGTAATACTCTACGGCTATTGCCCAATACAGATTCTACTAATTCCCAGCAATCGTTTGCCATGATTAGCTCCTTTCGTATCTGTATTTATTCCTTAGTATCTCTAAGAAAATCTTCTATTTCGTCACTCATGTTACTGCTATGTTCCATAACAGCATTTTCTGTAAGCGTATTAAGTTCATCTTCGTCATCGATTAAACTAGCTTGTATAGCTGTTGGCTCTAACAATATCCAGTCCTGAAACAAACCCTTATCATCAAGAAATTCAGCAAATTTAAGTACTGTATCTTTATCAAATTCGTCTTCATCAGGTAAAATACCTGGATAACGTGCCATTGTTTCTGCTTTAACAACAGTGTCAATTTTAATAGCTCTAGCAATAGCTTGTTCTAATGAACTAGCCTCTACTTCATATCGATTAGCTATACCATTTTCTATATCTAGTTTTTTATTATCATCTATTTTATCAAACACTTGTTGTCTGAAATATGATATTTGTACTTGATACTTTTTTAATGGTTTATTTTTAATCTCAATTAAATGTCCATGCATAATATTCCTTTCGTTGCTCTGCGACAAAGAGTAACGGAAGGAATGCATATAACACTCCTTCCATACTCAATGCTATCTTACACAGGGCATTATGTATTTTATAGATAGCTTGTAACACACACGAAGGTGTTGTCCAATGTGTGCTAACTCCCAATACAGGGTGGTGTTTTTTACTTAGCTCACCTTTTATGTGCTACAAGCTACGTACGTGTAACAACCTAGACGCTGGCTGTAAAGGGGAACTAAACAGCCAGCTTGGACACATGGTCTAGGTTTTATAAAGTTGTCGCATTCGGGCAGGAATGACAACTTTAATATTGCATTTTGCACAACAAACACCAATAGATACAGGTTCTGCATTATTGGTATATTCATTGTGTATGACTTTGTTACATAACCAACATGTAAATGAATCAGGCATAATCATCTGGTCCAATTACATCTAACATAGACTTACAATATATGCTTGGTCTATGTACGGTAAACTCTATGTCACCGTCATTGTCTATAAGACGAACCATTGCGTCTATTTGTGCAACAGCGTCATCTACGTCAGTATCATATCCGAAATGAAAATCAACAGTTAAGATATTATCTTTTTGTCTATAATCTTGATTTTCAAATACATATACATCATGTTCTTTCATAATGTATCTGTATCGTATACGTTACTGATAACTGAATCTAAATCCATAAGCTTGCCTACAATAGCTTTATCAAGCTCACCCATGTTTTGCATGGTGTTTTTAATACCTTCAAGTATTAAAACTATATCATTTAATTTTATTTCTATATCATCTAATTTACTTGTCATTATTACCTTTCTATATATTCTGGATAGCATGGTTCGCAATAGTGTTTGTTATTAATTTCGCCACCACCATTATGTGTATGTGCATAACGTCCACAACCTTCGCATAGTAACCAACCACCCATTAATTATTTTTCTTATCAACAGCTTTGCTTATTTGATAACTTACTGCCTCATGAAGCATTGCACAATGATTGCCTATGTCATTTTTGACACGGTCATTGTTACTCCAAGTTTGTAAGTCATTAAGTGTCCACTGAATAACTTGTCTTAACTCATCTACATTAAGCGTATTGAGTTTATTATCTAATGTAATATTCATAGTTTCCTTTCACTTTATATATATTACGTTCTCCCATAGAAGAACGTAATATATAAGTATTAAACTATTCTACAACGTTACCGTCATAATCGCCATCGTTTTCGATAGCGTCTAGTTCATCAAGTATTTCACTATTATCATATGATGCAGAAACATTAGCCATAGCTAATTGTTTTTCTGCATTCTCTTTACCTTTAAGAGATGTAGGACTTGCGTCATGCAATTCCCACAGTTTTGATTGTGCGTCAGCAATGATACGTAGTTGCTCTGCAACTTCTGTATCAGTTTTATCAAGATGTAAAAAGTAAGGTCTACTTTTACCTTGAGTTGCTGAATAGCCATGAGTGACAGCCATTTGACTCCACTCCGTGAGTTGTGCGCCTGTTTGCGCACAGATTACCTCGTAAGGTACGTTACTTGCCATAATATATATCCTTTCTATTATGTATCATCTATGTCTTTCATAGATAAATTTTTCTTTCACACCACGCTCTGAAAGAAAATATTTAGCTAAAGACATAGTTATACAAGAAGGATAGTAAGGCCTAAGCCTCACTACCTTCAAATAATGATAATTGCTTGATATTATCAACTTGTTTTTGTAATTTAGGCAACTCTTTTAATTTACGTGCAATATAGGTTTTAGATTCCTTATGCTTTTCAATTAAGTTCGGCTTGCCTCCAACTGTCGGTTGTGCAACACAGTCGCCGTGTAGGTACGACTTCCATGTTACCCAGCCCTTCTGTGGTCCGAAGTAGCTTTTTATAGGGTGTCTTTCGTCTGGAAATACTTCAGTATGACATATGCCACAATCGATAGTATTTACCCACTTAGTATATTCAGTATCCATATTTTCTTGTCCTTTCGTATGAATTTTCTGTCTTACATACCTGCCAAGACGGAAAATCCTTAAATACGAAAGGACTTAGAAAATAGGATACGAGAATATCTATGGGTAATACTAGATTGGCATTGACATACAAGTATGACAGACCAAGACGCACTCGCAAGCCTCGGCGACAAAGGTCTGTAACATTAAGTTATCCTCACTGTACTGTTAGCACAATACAGTAGAGGCAAGTAACTTAATGAACAGTTGGAATGTAATACATTGGACGGATAACACTGTAGTTATATATAGTATCCATATGTATGCATAGTCATATCAATACACTACATATGGTATTAAATCAATAAGGGATACTATATATAGTAGGTCACTTTACCGTAAGGTAAAGACACTCAGTACAGTACATAAAAGAATTGACATTCTGTCAATACTGTTTATTACTGAGTGTTGTTTGACCTACCAGTGTTAACCTTGATGTTCTATATATAGTATGTAAGGCTAGAAATATATGCTGGTAACTTCTGTAATACTGTAGGTGGCTACAGTCTTTTTAGGCACTAGCGGGCATTAGTAATTGTGTGCCTAATCAAACGCTTTCTAATGTCCTTGGGTACTGCCTTTGTCTTTCTAGTGTACTGTCTTGCCAGTCAGCAGCTTTCTACATCCCGATTGCACCTTCACCTGTAACAAATTACTTGTGTTTGATGTTTGTATTTGAGAGTATAGTACCATATAATTAGCACTACGCAAACATCTACAGAAAGTTAGTTAAATGGGTCAAAATGTTGTATGTATAGCTCAAGGCTGTAGGAAGCGATTAAGTGGGAAACAAAGAAAATTTTGTTCACCTACCTGTCAAAAGAGACAGTTCGCAGCCGACAAGCGACATAATGACAAGGTTGAAAAACCAATTAACCGTGAACTAAAATCTGATGATGGCGACTACGCTAGTGTTAGACGAGGTACGTATTACCGAGCTTTCGTAAGTGAAGGATACGCCGAGTTACTAGCTAATGGAGACATTAGTGTAGCTGAGGTATCTTTACTCCTTGAGACTAGCTCGGCTACCGTCTCTCGAATGGCAGCTGCCTACAAAATTGACACCAGGAACTCCATCGCTGCTGACGGATGGGAAATATCAGAAGATGCACAAAAGAGTTTAAAGAATTTTTCTAGCTTCCGCGAAAAATATTTTCGTACGGAACTAGGTAAGAAGTATGAAACAGCCCCCTTCCATACTAATTGGATAAATAACATTATAGATTCTATTAATAACGGTAAAGAATTATTAATATTAAGCCCCCCAAGACATGGAAAGACAGAACTGTTAATACATTTTGCTGTGTACCAGATATGCAAGAATCCAAACCTACGTATCATGTGGGTAGGTGGAAACGAAGATATAGCTAAAAATGCCCTTAGCGCAGTCCTAGACGTGCTTGACACGAACGAAGAACTTAGAGAGGCATACTGTCCCCCAGGTACATCTTTTAAACCAGATAACCGTTCTGGTAAGAACTGGTCACAAAATCAATTTACTGTAGGTACAAGAACTGTAGCTGGTATTAAATCGCCTACTATGGTTGCTGTAGGTAAAGGTGGAAAAATATTATCACGTGACTGTGACTTAATAATTGCAGATGACATTGAAGACCACCAAACGACTATGCAAGCTGGTGCAAGAGAATCTACAAGACAATGGTGGACAACAACATTATCTTCACGTAAAGAAGAACACACAGCTGTTGTTGTTATAGGTTCAAGACAACACCCTGATGATTTATATAACCATCTTTTAGAATCAGATAACTTTACATCAATAGTTGAATCTGCACACAAACTAGAATGTGAACTACCAGAACATACTGATGAAGTACATACAGATTGTATGTTATGGCCTACTAAACGTTCACACAAATGGTTAATGTCTAGGTTACGTTCTGCTGAATCTACTGGTGGTAGGCAGATATTTGAGATGGTGTATTATAACCAAACATACATAGAAGGTACACAAATCTTTACTATGAACATGGTTGACCAATGTATGCGACCAGATTTAGTTATGGGACAACATTATAGAAATTTACATTTAGTAGCTGGACTTGACCCTGCATCATCAGGATTCCAAGCATCAGTACTTTGGGGTATAGATGCATATAGAGGCGAATTGTTTTTAGTAGATTTAGAAAATAGGCAAGGGGGCGGAGTAAGGGCTGCACTTGACCAAATGTCAGATTGGTTACACAAATATGATTGTCGTCAATGGATAGTAGAAGAAAACGGTTTTCAAACTGCTATACGTCAAGATGATAAGATAAAAGAATTTACATTACGTAGTGGTATTCAGCTACAAGGACATCTAACAGGTAAAAACAAACATGACCCACTATATGGTGTAGGTGCAATGGCAGATTTGTTTGAAAATAGAAAAATACATTTACCTACAGGTGATTCAGAAAGTAGTGCTAAAATACAAAAATACAGACAACAGTTGTTATACTTTGATGGTAAACCTGTTTCAAAGCGAAACAAGGAAAAAACTGATATAGTTATGGCTAGTTGGTTTCCGATGAAAGTATTTAGACGTATGCAAAAAGAACGTCTAGCTGACGTTGGAACAGATTACGAACCAAGTTATGGAGATTTTAAATTAACTAATATGAATGATGCACCATGGGGATAGAAAACTTAGACCTTAAAACATACAATGAAATTATTGAAAGCGCCTCTGAGTTAGTCGGTGGACAAGCAGTACAAGAACGACAAGTAAGTAAAGCTCGTATTAAAGCTATTTTAAATGGTGGTAGTGAAGGCATGAAGTCTTTACTTGGTAACTCAATGGATGCAGAAGATGCAGACTTGTTACCTGCACCAAACTTATTACAATCAGGTATTGATAGGTTAGCTCAAAAAATATCTGGTGTACCACAAGTACGTGTAGATATTCTTAATGGTAATGAATCAGAGAGAGCTAAATTTCAAGCAGAAAAACTAGAACGAATAGTAACATCTTATGATGCAACACAAAATCTAACAGGACAGTTAGCACAAGCATCTAGATGGTTACCAGGTTATGGTTATTGTGCTTGGGTAATATCAACTAAAGTTGACAGTAATGGTTACGTGTATCCTAGTGCAGAACTAAGAGACCCGTATGATACTTTTCCTGGAAACTTTGGTCCTGACCAACAACCTAGAGAACTAGCAGTTCTTAGACGAGTGCCAAGATATAAACTTGCACAAATTTATCCTGAGTTTAAAGATGAAATCATGAGAAAAGATGATGATGAAACAGGAGAAGATTATACACCTGTTCCTACAGAATTTTTAAGTTATGATACAAACAACGCACAGGATTGGGAAGATAACACACGAGCTGGATTAAGAATAATAGAATACTATGACCAAGGTGGTACATACATAGTATTTCCTGAACGTAAATTAATTTTAGATTTTATACCAAACGTTCTTTCTACTCCACCGTTTGTGTTTATGAAACGTATTTCTTTTGACCAACTTAAAGGACAGTATGACCATGTCATAGGTCTTATGGGTATGATGGCAAAGATAAACATTATGTCTGCTATCGCTATGGAAGATGCAGTATTTACTGAAACAAACATTTCTGGTGAACTAGAGTCTGGACAATATAGAAAAGGTAGATTTGCCGTTAACTATTTGTCACCAGGTACACAGGTCAGCAAACCACAAAATAACATGCCATATCAATTGTTCCAACAAGTGGATAGATTAGAAAGACAATTGAGGCTTGTTGGTGGTTATCCTGTTACTGATGATGCGCAGTCACCTAATTCGTTTGTAACAGGAGCTGGTTTACAAGAACTTAATGGCGCAATGTCATTAATGATAAACGAGTACAGAGAAATTATTAAAAACGCAATTGTTGAAATGGATGCTAAAAGATTAGAAATGGATGTTGTTCTAGCATACACAACAGGTGTGACAAAAAAACCTATGATAGGTTATATTAACGGTTCTGCTTTTTCTGAAAACTATCAACCTTTAAAAGATATAGGTGGAGACTTAAGAACAAGACGTATCTATGGAGTTATGGCAGGATTTGATGAACCACAGAAAATAGTTACTGGTTTGCAATTATTACAAGCTGGTGTTATAGACACAGAAACTTTACAAGATAACATAGATGGTTTAGAAAATATACAAAAAGTACAAGAGCGTATTAGAAAAAATAAAGCAGAAGGTGTTTTATTTGATTCTATATTAGCTAGGTCAGCACAAGGCGACCCATCTGCAACAATGGCAGCTATAGCAATCTACGAGCAACCGAATGCTATAACTGATATTATGAAACAATTTTATACTCCTGAAGAACCTGGTATGACACCAGAGCAGGAAGCAATGATTCAACAACAAATGTTGGGTGGACAGGGCTTGCCACCACAAGCCCCACCATCCATTGCAGAAGCTCTTGGTGGGTAATGGAAGAATACGTAGAAAACGAATTTTGGGATATGGTGTATAACGAATACGGTGTACAAGATGAATTTGATGTACTATCTGAAGATGTACAAAACATTATATATCCAGCAGAAGGTATTATTATTTTTATAACTAAGGATTTTTATAGGAAGGATAAATAATGCCAGGTCGTGGAGGATATAGAAAACCTACTGCTAATACAAGTAATGCTGTTTCTGGTCCTGGTGCATTAAGTCAAAGAACAGACGGTAATGCTTCTGCACCTGCAGCTGCATCTGGTGGAGATTATGGTCAAAGAAAAGCTATAGAAACACAAGTGTCTGCTAGTGGTGGATTGCCTAAAGCTAAAAAAATGCCTTCTTTTGATATAGCAGCACCTACTAATTTTCCTCAACAACCACCTACATCAGGTGGAGCTATTGGTCCAGGAAATCCTCCTAAAGAAAATCTTTATAATGATGTAGACGTGCTTTTGTATGCAGCTGCTGAATTAACAAAAAATCCAATATTTTATGAAATGATAAATACTAGAGCTGCACAAAGGTAGTTATGGTATTAAGTTATTTTGACTTAGAAAATGTTGGAAACAACACAAATGCTTTAAATAATAAATTAAAATCTGCAAAAGATTACATAAAAAGTAATCCAGGTTTTACTGAAAGATTAGAAGAATATACAAGTAAGTATGCAATACTTCCTGCTGAAGTATTAATACCTATGGCACAGTTAGAAGTACCTCCATCATCTCAAGCTATGCAAGATTTATGTGACGAGTATTCATTACAATATTGTGTCCAAGCAGCTAATGATTGGGAAACAGTTAAAAATAGATTTCAAACAAATAAATACAATGACGACATGACAATGAATCTTTTTGATATTGCTGGAGGATTAGCCTCTACTGCATTTTTTTATGGTAATAAATTAGTTCCTGATTCTTTAGAAAAAATAATATATTCAGAAGATGGTGTCAGAGAATTTCCTGTTATTGGCAAAATTGATTTTCAACCTAATATAAGCAAATTTGCAGATACTCAAACAAGTTTATGGGCTGTAGCAGCTGCAGATTGGTTTGATGAAAATGCTGTTATATGGAGTCCTTTTCCACAAAATGAAACACCTGAAGAAGGTAGAACAGTATCTTGGAAAGACCCAATGGGTTTTTATAAACCAAGAGGACGTGTGTGGGCTTACGTACAACAAATGAATGCTTATGATAGATATTTAGAATCTGGTTATACAAAAGAGTATGCACAATCAAATATTCCAATTAATTTAAGTTTGACACAAGAAGAAGTAGGAGAAAAACTAGGATTTATAGGAGAAACTAAACAGTTGTTACGTTGGATTGGAGAAGCTAAAAACTTAGCTGGAGAAGCATATGCTAAAGAAGCTTTAACTAGAGTAGTACAAAACTTACCAGTTAACTACAACAGAAATAATGTTTTGTCATTTGAAAGTTTAATTGCTGAAGATATGCCTGAATATAATTCTTTGGTAAATGTTTTTGGTTATACACCTAAACAAGCTGAAGAAATAATTTATGCAAATATTGGAGAACCAATAAAAAAACCTGATGAAGGTTCAGAAATTAATTGGACATCAATACAAAAACCTAACATGATTAATGCATTTGCTGGAACTAGATTTGTATATAGTCCTGATTTAGCTCAAGATTATGAAGAAATACAAGCACGTAATGAAAATGCTGGAGTAAGAATACCTTATTCAATTGGTAGATACGAAGCATCTAAGTTTGAACCAGTAGGTTCTAAAGCTTACAATGTTGTTTCTGGTGCTATTGATGCAGAAAATAGAATAATATCTAGTTTAGGTCTAGGTGCAATTACTAAAACAATTAAAAAAGGTTCTATTCTTGCTGGTCAAGTAGATAGATTACCTGACATGCTTAAAAATAAAAAATTGTTTACTCACGACAAAGCAAAAGAAATATTAGAACCTATTGAAAAATATGTAAATCCTTTTACAGGTCAAAGCAAAGTTGGTCCAAATATTAATGCTGAAGTATTTGACTATACTACAGACGCTCCTTTTAGATATAGAGCATTACAAAGTGATATTTATAAAGGTTATATTAAACCTGCTATGAAAGCAGACGGTGCAGCTAGAAAAAAATATGGATTACTTTTAGGTAAAACACCTAAGTTTTTATCAAATACAGTTAATGATTTAATGCAAAAAACTTTTGTTAGAAAATCAATACAAGGTATGACTGAAGAATCAAACGTTGCTAAACTTGCAAAAAATCCTTGGTTAGTTGATGCACCAGAAGAAGTTTTAGTAGAAGTTGCTAAAAGTAAAACTTTTGCCAAAACAGAAAATATTATACGTAGAGCATTAAGTGAAGGTTATGTAGCAGAAAAAACAGTAACACCGTTTATATTAAATAGTATTCCTAAAGGTAGTTCTGCTTTAACTAATGCTGCATTAAAAGGTTTAACAGGTACAGACCCAGGACTTAGGTCTATAGGTTCAATAGCTGGTGGTTTAGGAAATAAAGTTATTAGAAGTGTTGATAATATTGGTAAATTTACATCTAAAGGAGTTAAATTATTAAAAGGTGATAATGCTTTTAATAGAGTTGTAGATGGTACAGTAACTTTAAATAAAAAAGCTTTAACTGATTGGGAAGAATTAGGTGTTTTAGATTACTCAAGTAATTTAGGTTTTAGTTCAGCATTTACACAAGGTATGAGTCCATATTGGACAAAGAAATTTAGTACATTACCTGGTAGTAATTTAAGTTATAAAAATAGAAATCAAGCATTTGTTGATATAGTTCGTCATGTAGAAAATGTAGGTTACACAAGCAGAATGGCAGATAAAGTTTTAAATGATTTTATAACAAATGTTAGAAAAACTAAATCTGGTGGAAGCGTTGTAGATGATTTAGATGCATTTTCTACAAGATTAATGGAATATGATAGAAAATTAATTGCTGGTACTAAAGGTGATTATGGTGAAAAATTATTTAAAAAAGGTTTAGAAGATATAAAAAATAGTCAACAGCAATTAAAATCATTTTTAGCTGATGAAATGGGCGATGAAGTTTTTACTTCTTTTACTAAATTTGTTAAAAGAGAAGATGGTACAAAAATTTATGTTCCTTCTTTAGTTAAATTGTCTGAAGCTGCAAATAATGGAGCAGCTTTATACCCAGTAAGAAGACTTAATAGAATACAAAAAGGATTCTTTTTTGAAGTTGCAGATGCTGTTGATGACCCTGACCATTTTAAAGCTCCTTTACGATATATGAATAATTTAATAGCTGAAGGTAAAAATCCTTTTAAATATGGTTTTATACCAACTAACAAAATAGAAAACGATTTAATAAGTAGTTTGTTTGATGGTTGGAACTCATTAATATTTAAACCAACAAAAATTATTAAACAAGCTTTATCATTTAGAGTAGGTTTAGAAGAACAAGCTAGATTTATATTTGAAGGATTAGACGGTATATTTACAAATCCTGGAGATTATTTATCATGGGTATATTCTTATGGACAACTTCCTAAACGTAGTCGTACTAGAAAATTAGTAGAAAAATTTATGGATTCTGGTAACGATACTAATGAAATATTAAGTTCACAATATTTTAGTGAAGCTGTAAATGCAAACTGGTCTTATCAAGGTATAGATTATAGAAGTCAGAGTGTTAAAGGATACAATTGGGTAGCTGTAGATGCAAAAAGTATTGCAGGAGCATCAGCAATAAATACACAATTGCAACATATAAGAAATAATCCAATGTCAAGAGTTGTAGCAAGATTAGGTTGGGGACCTGAATTAGAAGCTTGGGCTAGAACTAGAGAAGCAAAAGATATGGCATTAGATTTAATACAAGAAACAGGAGATAGATATAGACAAATTGTTTCTAAACATGACAAAATGATGGAATATTTATCTGTTTTAGAAGCTGATATAAGAATGCGAACAGGTCATGTAATGCAAGAAGGTGTAGACAGATTTAAACAAATTGACGGAACATTTATTTTTAATCATAATGCAATAGAAAATAATGGAAACTTACAAATAAGAGAAGCTTTATGGACAGATAAATTATTAAAACATGGAGGAGATGTTACTAATCCAGATGATTACATTTCTATGATGCCTGATATGGAAAAAGCACCTTTTGTAAAAAATTGGGGTAGAAAACAACAACAAGCTATTTATAGAGAAATACAAAATTATATTGCTGGTAGTGATGAAATTGTATCAGTTGATTTTGGTAAAGTAATGATGCCTAAAAAAAGTAGATTAGCTTCTACAAGTTTAGGTAGAGGAGCTGATTTAATGTCAGAATTTTGGAATACATCTTTTAACTTTTTGTTAACAGAACCACTATCAAGACTTAATAGGTCACCTGCTTTTAAACAATACAGATATATGTATGTTGCTGCACAGTTTCCTACGTATACTAAAAAATTACAAACTAAATATATTAAAGAATTTAAAGATGCAAAGATACCAAAAAAAGCTATTGATGAACTTGTTGGTATGCAACTACTAGGTCAATCTGGTAAAACAGGAAGTTATAGAGCAACAAGCGAATTAGCTAGTCAGTTTGGTTTAAAAGGTACTCAACAGTTATTATATGATGCTTCTGAAAGACATCAACTTTCTGAAATAACTAGAAATATATTTCCTTTCCCTGAAGTTTGGTTTGAAATGGGAAAAACTTGGGGAAGATTAGCTGCTAAAAATCCTTATAAAATACGTGAGGGTAATTTATTATACAAAGGACTAAAATCATCTGCTGGTGCGTATAATTTTCAAGGACAAGGATGGTTTTCACCAGACCCTAATGGTAGTGGTGACGATTTATTTTTATATCCTTTTAATTCAAAAATAAGTAATTTAGTATTTCCAAAAGATTTAGGATTAGAACAAGCACAAGCAGGAATGACTGCAGCTGGCAATATAGCAGGTGTAAACTTATTAAGTACAAGTTTAACTCCAGGTCCTAACTCAATAGTAGCTTTTGCTTTAAATAAAGTATTTGATAAAATGGATGCAAAAATGGAACTAAGAGAACAGTTTTTTGGGCCGTTTGCTCCACCAGATGAAATAACTGAAGCAATACTATCTCCACCTCCTTTTGCTAAAAAATTAATAGCAGCTGGAAACCCATTTGAATTACTTGCAGAGGGGTTATCTTCAGGACCAGGTTCTGAAAGAAGAATTGATTCTGATAATAATGTTAAAGAATGGTTAACTTCTACTGATGAATATGACAGTATGAGAGCAGAAACAACTATTGATATTTATAGTAATATACGTGCAGGTTACGATGAAGAAAGACTATTAAAGTCTGGTGTATTAGATAAATATATTAGATATATAAATGAAGATTGGAATGGTAGACGTAAAGTAGCATTATATAGTGAACAAGGTCCAGCAAAAGGCGAGCTAACAGAACAAACATTAACAGATGCTTTGTTACAATACTCAGCTCATAAAGCTAAATCATTATTTTTAATTAGAGCTATAGCACAGGAAATACTTCCTACTGGATTTAAACCTATATTTACAGTTAAAGATAAAAATGGTAAATGGTGGGCAACACAAATGTTAGCTAATGAATACAATAAAATACTAATAAAAAACAATTCTGATTCAACTATTGCTGCAGAAGAATTTTATGTTAAATATGGTATAGACCATCCATATATAACTACTGGTAGTAAAGAATCTACTGATGGTACAAAAGCAGTTTTTGAAAAAAGAAATATTGATTTTCTAAGAAAAAATAATGAGTTACTTACTCTTTTTCCAAAAAGTGCAGCGTATTTAGTTCCTGATAATCCTGAAGCAGAACGTACTTATTCTAATTTATGGTTTAGTGTTACTAAAAGACCTGATAAATTTGCATTACAACAAAACGATTCTGTTGCTTGGTTTAGATATGAAAGATTAGCAAAACAAATTGATGAAGATACTACATTAAATTATGCAGAAAAAGTAGTTAAAAAAAGAGATGCAAGAAATGCTTTAGCATATTCTAATCCTGGATTTTTAAGTAATTATGGTATACAAACTTTTATACCTGCAGGAGAAATTTGGAATGAAATTAGATATTTATGGCCTACAAATACAAAAGCTATGCAACAACCATCAGCAAAAGGATTACTTGATTTTATTAAAGTAGTTGAAGATGCTGAAGAAATATCAAAAGAATACAGTAGAACTGATAGTAAAACTTGGTGGTTAGAAAGTACTACTGAAGAAGCATATGCAGTCAGAGTTTCTGTTGCTCAACAAGCATACAAGATTATAGAAAAAAACCCTGATTTCTGGTATATTTGGAATGGCGTCTTTATTAAACTATATAATAATGATGGAGATAAGCTAGAATTTATTACAGATATGAGAGATAATTAATGACACCTGAACAAAAACAAGAGATTATAGATACAGTAGGTTTACCTAATGATTTTAATTTTGATTCTATATATGATGATTACACTTTAACACCTGAACAACAACAGATATTAAGTAAAGCTATAACTTCTGGAATAACTTTAGATATAGTAAATGCAATTGAACAAATTGGTCCTAATGTTTTTCCAATAATAGACAATGTACCTAACAATCAATCACTTACAAGTATAGGTAATAGAACTGTATTAGATAATCCTAGACTTATGCCTATATTAGATGATAATAATGAACCTATATACAATGAAGAAGGAGTTTACAATACTGTTAGTTTTAACGGACATTTTCAAAATGATTTTGTTGCTTCTTTAATTTTTTCATTAAATACATCAACAGTAGATAGAATGCAAAGAGATGCAATAGCTTCTGGATTAAAAACAGAAGAATATTTTGGTGAAGAACTTGGTGGCGAAAAAGGAATACAAACAACTAATTTTATTAATGAAATATTTTTATATGCAGATAGTCAAATGAATGATTGGCATGAAAATTCTACAAATGTTTCAAATGCATTAACTAATATAACAGACACTATTAATAATAGAACGTTTAATTATAACGTTAATACTTATTTTGGTGGTTTAGATTATAGAGATAGAGCAAACAACACGACACCACCTGCAATTATTTTACAAAAAGAAATATTTGGCAATGCTTTTACACGTATGTTAGATAATGCAAGTGAAGCTAAAAAACAATCTGAATTGTTAACTGACAAAAAATCAGAAGATATGATTAGACAACAATTTGGACCAAAGACAAAATTACAATATGAAGAATTTTATGACGAATCTTACTATGCAACGTTTGGTTATTATCCATCAGATGAAGAAAAATCTGAAACTGCTATTCAAATGGCAGAACAATATAATCCATATCTACAATCATTAGTTGCTAAAGATAAATTTGAACGTATGAATGAAACTATGAATACAGTTGCTGAAAGAATATCTAGTAGTGTTAGTCCAGTTACTGAACGTCCAATAGAAAATTATGTAACAATGGAAAAAATTAATCCAGATTATGCAGCAACATTAGATGTTGATTCACCAACAGATATAGCTACTGATAAAATACAAGAACGTGCTACTAATGTTAATAGTTTAAGAGAAGCTTCTAATGCTAAAACCGAAGCACAAGAAGATATTATGAGTTTTTTAACTGGTAATGGCTGAAGAAACTAGAGCTGAAAAAGCTAGAAGAATAGCTAGAGAACGTATAGCAGCTGGTGAATCTAAAGTAGCTCAATCTACTTTTGAAGTTTCTACTAAAGGTAATCAATTAGGTAAAGAATTTTCTGCTTTAAATGCTACGTTTAAAGAAGGTATTTTTGCTGGCAAAACAATTGAAGAAGTATGGCAAAATGATATTAAAAAATCAGGTAAAGGAAGACCTCCAACACAAGATAGTATTTTATTTGGTAAACCTATTGAAGAAAGTAAAAGAATTTATCAACAATTATGGCAAAAATGGGCTAATGAAAATCCAGATAAAATATTAGAATTAAAAAAAATTGTAGACCAAGGTACAAAATTGACTGATTCTTTTGCAGGTAATCCTGATAGAACTGTTAATCAAGCTGAAGCTTTAACTAATGTAATTAAAAATACAAATATTAAAATTCCTACAAATATTGATATAAATAAAATTATAAATAATCCATCTTTTATTGATGGAATAGAATCACATACAGAATTTTTTATGGAAATTAAAAATAAATTAGAACTTCAAGGATTTAAAGAAAAAGATGTAGATAATGTTATAAATAAATATATGGATGAAATTGCAGATTCACCATTTTTAGCAAATGAATTTAACCCTAATGATATAGAAGAAGCAGGAAGTTTTGTTAGAGAATATACAAGACCACCTACAAATGTAGTAAATGAAAGACTTAGACTAGAAAGAATTATTAAAAATAATATAGAAAATCCAAGATTACAAGAAGGTTTACTTACAAGATATTTAGATTTTGATGAATATGTTAAAGGACTTCCTGCTGATAGAGCAGAACAATTATTAGATTATACCAATAAAGAAGTTACATCTAATCTTGATTTATTTAAAAATGAATTTAATAAACAACCTCCTTATAACTGGCCTTTAAGCGAAGATTTAGAAACAATATTTTTTGACTATAAAGAACCATCTCCAATAGAAGATGCAAGATTAGCAGACATAGAAGGTTGGGATTTAGATGCTGATGGTAAACCTATTGACCCACGAAAAAAACCAGAAGGTATGTCAAAATGGAAACAAGAATTATCTGCACAGTATAATTATTTAGTTACAACAGACACACCTGGTGGTTCTCTCGGAGCAGCTAAGTTAAATGACCCAAATGTATTTACAGATGCAGCTATGATTGTTCCAGATGTAAAAATTTCTAAATTGTTAAAAAACAAAGCTAAATTATTAGCAATAGATGGTATAAATGCATTAGATGTTTATGAAATTGGTTTAATTTTAGGAGCATTAATAGAACCTGGTGTAGAAAAAGCATTAAATCCTATAATGCCTATACTTTTTCCTGGTATTGATAAAGAAAAAATTAAAGATAACAAATCTTATAAAGAACAAGTCATTGGAAATTTACAAATGACGGCTAAAATTTCTCCTACTGATATAGCATTAGATAAATATAATGAAAAAAATAGCTCTAAATTAGGAATGGATAGTATTGTAATGACACAATTAACACCCAATATAGGTAGAGTTCCACGTAAAATTAAAAAGTCTCGTTATAATAAAGATTACAATTGGATAGAAGGATTAATAAATGGCTGAAGTTACATTTGGACCTAAAGGTACAACACTTATACAAGTCGGTAATACATTTTATTTAGCTTATGATAATGGAGCTTCAATACTTTATTGGGAGTTATCTAAAGGTGTTGATTTAAGTACAATAACTAACATTAATCCTAGTTTTGTAAATCAATTTGATAGTCAAGGAAAGTTAATAGCTGGTAAAAACATTGAAGGATATATGTATATAAATCAAGATGATTGGGATTTACAAATAGTAGAAGGTGATAGATTAGTTAAAGCTGGTAATATTTTAGAAATTGTTGATGATAGTACAAACATTATAGAAGCTACTGTTTCAACTTTAGCAAACTTAGATGAACGTCTTCCATGGGCAAACAATCAAGATTTTTTAGATTTAGTAGTTGAATTACGTTCAGAAGATTCTACAAATTGGAAAACTAATATAGAAACTGATACAAGATTTTATGACATTATTAATGAATTAGGTTATACAAAAGAAATGTATGATAATAAAAAGATTTCTTTATTAGATGAATTAGGTTTTAGTAAATTAAAAGAAGAATATGCTAAACAATTAAAAAACTCAGTTACAAATATACTTGGTAAATTAGATGATAACTCTATTAACTATGCTGCAAGTAAATGGGCATTAGGAGAATGGAGCAGAACTACTGCAATTGAACAAGTAACTAAAGCTGTTGATAATAATTTTGATGTTGAATGGGATATGGGTTTTAAAGCTGTAGTAGATGGTGGAACAGTTACAGCAGCTACTGGTGGACAAGCTAATATACAAAATCTTATGGACATATGGTTACCTAAAGCAATGCACGCTAATGTAGATGTTTTATATGAGGCTAGTAAAGTAAGACAAAGTTCTTTTTATCAAAATGAGTTAATAGAAAAGTTTAAAGATATGAGATTTCAAGGTGGATATTCAATGTATGACAGAGATTTTAGTTGGAAAAATATAGTACAACCTATATTAAATAAAGCTGAAAGTATTTGGGGAGTAGTCATTGATGAAACAGATGATGTTGTACAGGATTTAATACAAATTAATGATGCAAGTAAAGTAGACGCAATACTCAGAGAAACAGGTTTACAACGTGGTTATCAAAAAACACAGAACGATGCAACTATGGCAATGATGCAAGCATTTGGACAAGGAATAGTTCCTGTTCAAGATTATCAAACAAGAATAGGAGTTGGTAAATAATGGCATTAGTACAAATGAGAACTCCAGGTGGTTCATATTCTGATGTAGATGAAGAATTAGTTGGTGATTATCAAGCAGATGGTTGGGTATTAACTACAGATTTACCTGAATTTCAAGGAACAAATGTTGTTAAATATAACCCAGATAAAACTGTTACTATGTCTGATGGTAGTTCTGAAGAAGCATATAAAGCAGTTAATTATTATACAGAACCATCAGGTCCAACAGGAACAGTTGATACAAGTTCTAATGGAAGTGATGGAGATTCAAGTTTATCTATTGATTATGGTTATGGTACAGGATTAGCTGTTGCAAGAGGTACATTTTCTTTTTTTCCAGAAGCATTAATTGATGAGTTTGCAAAAAATTGGGCAACAACAGGAGTTACAGCAACAGCATTAGCAATGACTAGGCAAACACAAGTATGGAAAGATAACTTTGGATACTTGACTGACCCTGTTAGTGGTGCTTTAGTAATGAGCGAATTAGAAGCAATGTCTAATAAAGCTTCATATCGTAATACATTATCAGAATATGGTATTGCTTACTCTGAGAGTTTTAATAAACAGTTTGAACAAATGATTACTAATGGTGTTGCACCAGAAGAATTTGATATAAGAGTTGCAACAGTATACGATTCAGTTATAGATGATATACCACAAGTTGCTGAATTATATGCAAATCAATATGGTATTGAAAATGTTACAAATGAAATTATATTAGCAGGATTAATTAATCCAGATATACAAGATGCAATACTTAATAATGAAATAAGTACATTACAAATAGGTGCTGAAGCTAAAGCTGCAGGATTTGATTTTAATTTTGATAGAACAAACAGATTAAGAAAAGCTGGTTTTGATAGACAAACTGCTAAAGGTTTATATGGTGGAGCAAAAACATTCTTAACACAAGAACAAAGTATAGATAGAGGATTAGATATATCTGATTTAGAGGAATCAGCTATAGGTAATACAGAAGCTATGTCAGCTGTAGCAAAAGCAACTAATGAAGCATTAGCTGAAAGTTCTTTTGTTGCTGGTTCTAGGAAAAAAGGTGACAAAATTACTGGACTTACAACAAGTTAGTGTATAATAGTTTTATGCGTTGAGAGGTCCGCAGTACAATAGACCATCAAATCGGCTTTCAGGCCTACGTTGAAAGCTTGTATTAAATACGTAGAGTAATGGACTTGTAGCTTATAGCTACCAGAGGTGCAAGTCAAGTGGTAAGGTAGCACCACGGCAAGATGCCTATGGTCTTGTCTGATAGGTTAACACATAGTGGAGGTACAAGATGGAAGAATTTGATGCACCGCAAGAACATGGTGTAAAACAATTACGTGAAACAGTTGAACGTAAAGATGAACAACTTAAGAAACTAGAAGCTGAACTGGCATCTTTTAAAGACAAAGAGCTAGATAATGTTTTTGGTAAGTTGGGATTACAAACAGACAAAGGTTTCGGTAAGGCATTAAAACAAGTGTACAATGGACCTGTTGATACAGAATCTATTGCACAGTTTGCTAAAGACGAATATGGTTTTGAAGCTAGTGGAACTGTCACAGAACAACCACAAACTGAAGACGTACCAGTAGCCCAAGATGATGCTCGTGCTAGAGTAGCTGCACTTGACGCAAATTCACGTTCAGATGTACCGTTAGACGTAATGAGTCAACTAGACAAAATAGTTGCTACAGGTGATACTAAGGCAAGTATTAGAGCTAGATTGGCATTACTCGACCAAGAAGAAAAAAAGTAACAGTTTAATACAAGATAATAACGGAGGTAAATTATGGGAGCTATTTCGCTTACCAATAATTCAATTTACGCACAGAAAATTAATAACTTTTCTGGCGAGCTATTCCGTGTCGGTGGTCAAAGAACACCTTTCTTATCTGCAACTGGAGGATTAAACGGGGGTAAGGTTTTACAATCTACTTTCTGGCAAATCCAAGCAGCTGACAATGCAACTGTATCTTCTGAACCTACTAAAGGTCAAGAAGGTGCGCAACCTACAGAATATTTAGGTCGCGATAGAGTAGCATTCACAGGTGTAACGCAGGTATTTCATAAAGGTGTAAAGATGACTTACACAGCAATGGCATCATACGGAAACCAAAATCCATTTGACTTGTCTGCAAATATTGCAAACAGTTCTGATGGTGATGGAACACTTACAGCTGGAGATAAGCTAGCGCTTGCTGGTGGAAATCCAATTGTTGACGAATTTGCAGAGCAAATGTCTCTAGCAATGGAAAAAGTAGCAAGAGAAGTAGAATGGTTTGCATTCAACGGTACATTTGCAGATGGTGCTAATACAACACCAGGTGCTGGTACAAGAGAAATGCGTGGACTTGCAGAATACTTAGCTCTTAACGCTAATGCTAATAACTCAGTAGCCGCTGGTGGTATCAATGGTAACATTTACTATAACGATACAGCTGGAGATGGCTCTGGAACAGACCAAAAACTACACTGGGATACAATCGCTGGTGCATTAAAGAGGCTCTATGATGCTTCTGCACCAATGCTTAATCCTGTTTTGTGTGTAAGCCCACAACAATTGTTAGACCTTAACAAAGAGCTAACAGTTGATGGTGCTATATCTGGTGCATTAACAGCTGCTGTTTTACCAAGAGATAGAAATATCGCTGGTATCGACATTGATACAGTTGTAACACCATTTGGTTCAATTGGTATGATGGTCATTGACCCTAATATCATTACTGCAAACAAAGCATTTATTGTGGACTTTGCATTCGTACAACCAGTATTTACCAACATCCCAGGATTTGGTACAGTATTCGTACGTGACATTGACCAAGATGATTACGCAAGAGTAGCAAAAGCAATCTACATGGAAATGGGATACGACTTCGGTCCTCCTTCATACCACTGTATGATTAATGATGTTGCTTAGATAGCAAAATATTTAGTAGAAACTTTCGGGTTGTAGCAATACCTCTCGAAAGTTCTGCTATAGTTAGGAAAATATGAGTAATACATACGCAAAAACAGCAACAATAGCATCTGGTGAAACTGCAAGTGACGTTATAGATACTAAAGGTATGGCTTTAGCAGGAGTAAGATTTCCCGCAGCTTTTACAGGAGCTACTGTAACAATACAATATAGTTTAGATGGAACAGCTAACATGAATACAGTAAATAATGCTGCAGGTGCAGCAATAACATTTACAAAAGCCTTAAATGGTTGGTGTGCAGTTGACCCTTATACATTTGCATTAGTAAAAGGTGGATACATTAAAGTAATTTCTGCCAGTTCTGAAGCTGCTGAAAGACAAATAGATTTAGTATTCGTTAGCGTCTAGGAGTTACTATGAGTTTAAACATAGGACACCTCATAGACAGGGTTTTTAGAGAGTATCTAGAACCTAACGATGACGTATCATCTTTTACAGTTTTAAAAGATGGTATGACTGATTCCTCTACAGATACAATAATTGATTATGATAATACGTATCTAACATCTGAAGAAGAAGATGCATTAGGAACTGGTGCTTTTATTGAAGTAGGAGAAGAACTAATGTTAGTTGCTTCATTAAATACTTCATCACAACAAATAACTGTTGTTAGAGCTGCACGTGGTACAACAATTGCTGCACATACTACAGGTGATTTATTAAAAATTAATCCTCCATTTACTCGTAAAGTAGTATTTGATGCTATATCAGACCAAGTAGAAAACCTCTACCCTACTCTATTCGCAGTTGAAACAATAACTGCTACTGCAAGTACAGGTTACGTTTTATTAGGTACACATGGTTCAGATGCAGATACTTATAATTATTTAGTAAACCCTATAAAAGCTATATCACAATACACAGATTTTGCAACTAATTCAGATTCAACAGGTAGCATGTTTGCACCTGTATCTGTACAATTAATACAACTACCTAATCCATTTGTTTATACAGATGATTCAGGTACTGAAAGAACTAAAACATATACTGATGGACCGTCTGTTGTTAATGCATTACAGTTTTACAGTATTGCTTCTGGTCACTCAGCGTACATTACTTTTAAAAAGAAATTTATTGCACCTGCAAATGAATCAACAACGCTAGCTTCTATAGGTTTAGAGTCAGAATATGAGCCAATAGTTATGGCAGGAGTAGCAGCACAGATAATGTCAGGTAGAGATATACCAATGGCAACACAAAATTATATAACTGAATCTTTACAAGCTGCTGTATATCCTGTAGGTTCATCAACAAGTATTAGAAATTCATTATTACAGTATCAACAAATACTTATACAACAAGCTAGAAAAAACTTAAGAGCAAGGTATCCTGAATCCGTATCAATAAACGGCACACATAATCCAGGTATATAATGGTAAGAGTACCTCTTGCATCTGAGATAACAAATCCTAAAAGACACGGGTATAGTTTACAATTAGACGATTTACTTATGCGTACAGCTACAGGGCCTAATAGAGTTTTAACTGTACAATCAGCAGAGTTTCCGCAACAAAGTATAAATCTTGCAGTTAACCCTGAAGATATTACTACTAACGTAGGACAGATTTTTTCTAGAAGTAACTTTAGTGGTGGTGAAGGATTAGATACAGCACATCAAAGAAATGGTGAAGAAGATGATGTAAGTAAGTTTTTTGATTCTAAAGGTATAGATGTTTTTCATGGAGATGAAGAAGGAAGTTATAAGATACATTTATTAAAAGCTACTGATGAAATAAACGTTCGTGGTGGTAGTAATGATTTACAAGGTAGTAATAACTATTTAGCACAAACAACTAATGGTAATTTATATCTTACTGATAATACTAGTATCTATGTGTCAACAGATAATGGTGCTACATGGGCAGCAGTAACAACTGGTTTAACAATAAATTACAATTTTACAGGTATTGTTGCTTTTGGTAATGGATTGTTTGCTACTACTGCAGATGGTACAAGTAATTCAGAGTTAATAAAATTTGATGGTACATCTACATGGACTGAAGAAACTACTCATATGAGTTCTAATGGTGGACTAACAGGTATATGGTTTTCTAAGGGACAGTTATTTATTAGTGGTAAAAAAAGTACAGCAGAATATTTGTGGGCTGTAAGTCCTTTTGATAAAACTTGGTCTAGTTCAGACTTACAAGTTGCTGATGCAATTATAGTTTCAGAAAATACACACGATATTACAGGTGTAGTAGATGCAGGTGCAGTCGTACTTGTTTCTAGTACAGATGGAAATATATATTCTATCAAAGATGTAGCTGGAACAATGACGCTTAAAGGTCAAACAAATGTACCTTTTGAAGAAGTACATAGTATTTCTGCTGCAGAAGGAATTGTATTTTTTGGTACAAGAGAAGTTTCAACAAAGACTGGTAGATTGTATCGTTCACAGTTAACAGTTGCTGATGATTTGTATGTATTAGCTGATAGACAATTAATAAAAGAATGGATTGTATCTAATATAGATGCTTCGCCAAAACATATGTTTGCAACAAGAGATAGCATTTACATGGGTATAAAAGAATCCACTACTGAAGCATATTTGTGGAGATATTACTTACCAACTGCTGGATTAGCAAGAGATTTAGAAATATCTACAGGTTCTTTTATTACAGGTATTACTCAAAGTGATGGTAAATTTATTATTGTTGGTGCTGGAAAAGACATCTATAAAGAAAGTGAGACAATATTTGTGCAAGAAGGTTATTTAATATTACCAAATGCAGACTTTTTTACATCAGAATCTAAACAATGGGTAGGAATAGAAGTAGAACATAACGAATTATCTGAAGGTAGACAAGTAGATGTTTATATATCTACTACATATGACACTGTAGATAATCCAGATAGTGCTAACTGGGAGTTAGTTGGGCAATCAGTTGCTGGTACTGGTGGTGTAGAGTATGAATTAAACAGAACAGCTAGATACGTTAACTCAAAGATAGTAATAAAACCTAATACAACATTTACATCTTCTCCTGAGTTTAGGTCTGTAGCTATTAGAGCTTTGCCTAGACCAGAACTTGTAGTTGTAACAATACCAATAAACTTATCTGACCAAATAGAAAGACCAAATAGAAAAAGATTACGTGTAACAGGTTTAGGTGAAACTATTTATCAAACTTTAAAAAATAAAGAAGGAGATGCTGTTACATTAATTTTGTATGAACCTAGTGAAACCATAAGAGGTGTGGTAGAATCTGTTGAGTATCCAATTATTGAAGATGGAAAATTAGGTTCTGTTACTCAGTATTGCATGATACGTGTAAGAGGTGTTAGAGCTGAAAGTACTACTACATCTATATCTAGATTATTAGGTGTTGGTACATTGGCTGTAACTAATTTAGGATAATATGGTAGCAAGAGAAACACAGTTACAAAACGCATACGAAACAACATTAATATCTGCATTGTCTGCAAGCTCGTCAGACCAAACAGTCTCAGTTGCAGCTTCTCCAGCAAGTATTGGTGATTTTTCATCAGGAACATCAGGATTTTATTTAGTAATTGACCCAGATAGCGACTCTACTAGAGAGTATATTTACGTATCCGCAAAGACTGGTGTTAACTTAACAGCTACTAGAAACATAGATACTTATGGTGGTGGATTAAATGCTCATTCTATTGGAGCTAAAGTTAGATTTGTTGCTATGGCAGAAATGTTTAATGATGTACATGACAGAGTTAACACAATAATTAACGAAGCTGGTACAGCAATTAATACAACATTGTTTTTAGATGAAGATAATATGGCATCTAACTCTGCTACTAAAGGTGTTACACAGCAATCAGTTAAAGCTTATGTAGATAACAATGTAACAGCACAAGATTTAGATATAACTGATGGTTCTACAACAAGTTCTGTTGATTTAGATAGTCAATCATTAACTATACAAGGTACAGCTAATGAAGCAACTGTAGGATTAACAGGACAAACATTTACAGTTGGACTACCGAGTTCTATTACAGTTAATGTAACAGGTAACTTAACAGGTAATGTAACAGGGAACGTTACAGGTAACTTAACTGGAGATGTTACAGGAGACGTTACAGGTGATTTAACAGGTAATGTAACTGGTAACGTTACTGGTAATGTTACAGGTGCAGTTACAGGAAACGTAACTGGAAACTTAACTGGTAATGTCACTGGAGATGTTACTGGAGATGTAACTGGAAACTTAACTGGAAACGTAACAGGCAATGTATCTGGTAGTTCTGGTTCAACAACAGGAAATGCTGCAACGGCAACAGCTTTAGAAACTGCAAGAACAATAGGTGGCGTATCGTTTGATGGTACAACTAACATAGATTTGCCTGGTGTTAATACTGCTGGCACACAAAATACATCTGGTACAGCATCGGGATTATCAGCAACATTATCAGTTGCTACAGGTGGTACAGGACAAACATCTTACACAGATGGTCAGTTACTTATAGGTAAAACTACAGGTAATACACTATCTAAAGCTACATTAACTGCAGGAACTAATGTAACTATAACTAATGGTTCGGGTGCTATTACAATTGCAGCTACAGATACCAACACAGAATACACAGCTGGTGATGGTTTAGATTTAACTGGTACAACATTTAGTACTGACCTTAAATCAAATGGTGGACTTGTAATAGAATCAACAGAAGTAGCAGTAGATTTAGGAGCTAGTTCAATAACAGGAACATTAGATGAAACAGATGGTGGTACTGGACTTACAAGTTATACTACTGGAGATATTCTTTATGCTTCTGGTAGCAATACACTTGCTAAATTAGGTATAGGTTCATCAGGTCAGACTTTACAAGTATCATCTGGTGGTATTGTAGAGTGGGCAACAGCTACAACTGGAGATATAACAGGTGTAACTGCTGGTACAGCCTTAGATGGCGGAGGTGTCAGTGGTACAGTAACATTAAATGTTGATGTAAATGCAGCTAGTGTAGTTACAGCTACAACAACAGATTATATTCTTATTGAAGATGTTACGGATAATAGTACAAAAAAAGCTTTAATATCAGATATAGTTTCTGCGGGAGATATAACAGAAGTAAATACAGCAGCTAACTCTGGTTTAGCTGGAGGAGCAACATCTGGTGCAGTATCATTAACTGTAGACCCATCTAACTTAGCTGATGGTACAGGTATAACAGCAGATACAGCAAATGACTTCTTAATTATGGAAGATGTTACAGATGGAACTGTATATAAAATAAATCCTAATCAAATAGCATCAGGTTCAGCATCTGCATTATCAGATGGAGATTCAGACTTTACACTGACAGATGGTATTGCTAATGGAATACACTACGAACTAGACAATACAGATATGGCTGACTGGAATCAAGCAGGTGTAGTTTTATCTACAGCTGGTGGTATCTTCCAACACAATCAAGTACAAGCTGCTACATACACAGTACCAGCAAACACAGGGTCAGTTATGGCTGGACCTATCACAATCACAGGTA